TTGGCGATTTAGTTTCGGTTGACGGTGGAATAACATACATCCGTGTTGCCGATGTTAATGCTACAGCAATAACAGTTGCATCGGCACCAGGAGCAGTAATAGAAGGCGCTGCTATCTTACGTAAATGGCAATATGCCGATAATTTTGGTGTGGCTCCAGGTACATCCGATTATGCAACAGCAGCAATGGGATCAAACGATGAGATGCACATCATTGTTGTTGATGAAGATGGTAAATTCTCAAATGGTGTAGCAAATACTGTTCTTGAGAAGTTCTCATTTGTCTCGAAAGCTTCTGACGCTAAGTTTGGTGATGGATCAACCAACTACTATGTGAACGTCTTGAATGATCGTTCACGTTATGTTTGGTGGACTTCACATGTTCCAGGAAATAGCAGCTGGGGCAGCTCTGCGGCAGGCACTACATTTGATGCGGCAAACGGTCAAAGAAATCCATTCTATGCTTCACTATCAGGTGGTGCTGATGGTACAATCGGTGCTTCACAGATTACTACAGCATATGATTACTTTGCAAACCCAGCTTCGGTTGATATCTCTCTGATTGTATCAGGACCAGGAAACTCAACAGTTGCTACACACTTGATTTCAAATATTGCTGAAGTGCGTAAAGACTGTATGGTATTCTTGTCACCAACTAAGACTTCTGTTGTTGACAATGCTGGTTCAGAATCTTCATCCGTAATTGCTTATCGTGATACTCTAACTTCAACATCTTATGCTGTAATAGATTCTGGTTACAAATACCAGTTCGACAAGTATAATGATCTTTACCGTTGGATTCCTCTGAACGGTGACATTGCAGGTACTTGTGCTCGCACTGACCTAGAACGTGATCCTTGGTTCTCACCAGGTGGTTTCAATCGTGGTCAAATCAAGAATGTAATTAAACTCGCATGGAACCCAACAAAAACCGAACGTGATGACATGTACGTAAAAGGTATTAATCCTGTCGTTACTTTTCAAGGAGAAGGAACGGTTCTATTCGGTGATAAGACTATGTTAAGCCGTCCATCGGTGTTTGACAGAATCAATGTTCGTCGCCTGTTTATTGTTCTAGAGAAATCAATTGCTCGTGCTGCTCGTTCTTCGCTGTTTGAATTTAACGACCAGTTCACAAGAGCCCAGTTTGTTAATCTAGTTGAACCGTATCTGCGTGACGTACAAGGTCGTCGTGGTATCACTGACTTCCGTGTTGTGTGTGATGAAAGTAATAACACAGGAGAGGTCATTGATCGTAACGAGTTTGTTGGTGATATCTATATTAAACCTGCTCGCTCGGTTAACTTCATTCAACTCAACTTCGTTGCTGTTCGTACTGGCGTAAGCTTTGAAGAAGTTGTTGGAAGATTCTAATAAATAGAGAAACAGGAGATACTTAAATGGCTTTTAACGTAAACGAATTCCGTTCCCAAATGATTGGGGATGGTGCCCGTCCAAATCTATTTGAAGTTTCGTTGCCGTTTCCTGCGTTCTCATCACCAGGAAACGCTCAAACAAAAACAACTTTCATGTGTAAGACAGCACAACTACCTGGTTCAACACTAGGTATTGTGCCTGTTCAATACTTCGGTAGAGAGTTGAAGTTTGTCGGTAACAGAACTTTTGCTGATTGGACTATCACAATTATCAATGATGAAGATTTCGTCATTCGTAATGCTTTCGAAAGATGGATGAACGGCATCAACAGCCACAACTTAAATGTCCGCAATCCTGCGGCACTTTTACCTAGTGGATATTCTGTTGATGGCGAAGTTACTCAGTTCGGTAAAAAAGGAGATACACTTAAAAAGTATAAATTTGTTGGATTATTTCCATCAGATATTACTCCTATCGATGTTGACTGGGGCTCGAACGATACGATTGAAGAATTCTCTGTAACTCTCACCTATCAGTGGTGGGAATCCGTTGCAGACGGTGTAGTGTAATAGAGAAAGGCTTCGGCCTTTCTCTAATTTTTAGGATGAATATTTAATGGCGCTAAAACTATTCGGGTTTACACTCGGCAGTAAAGATATTGCTAAGGAGCAACCTCCTGAGCAACCTTCCTTCACACTTCCAACAAACGCTATGGATGATGGTGCTGTCACCATCACTCAAAATGCTTATTATGGAACGTATGTTGACCTAGAAGGTTCTGTTCGAAACGAACTAGAGCTCATTACACGTTACCGTGAAATGGCAAATCATCCAGAATTGGAAATGGCCATTGATGATATCGTTAATGAGGCAATTACTCATGATGTTTCGGGTAGAACTGTAGATATTATTCTTGACAAATTAAAACAACCAGATTCTATCAAGAAAAAAATACTCGAAGAATTTGAAACTGTTTTAAAGCTTTTAAATTTCAGTAACTTATCTGATGACCTGTTCAAGAGATGGTATATTGATGGTAGAATTTACTATCAAGCTGTTGTCGATGAAAAAAATCCAAAAGCAGGTATTCAAGAGTTAAGATATATTGATCCTCGAAAAATACGTAAAGTAAGAGAGATCAAAAAGGATAAAGACCCTAAAACTGGTGCCATGATTATTCAGTCAATTGCTGAATACTATGTTTACAATGATCGTGGTACAACTACACAAATGTATAGTGCTCAAGTTGCACAAGGTGTGAGAATTGCTCCTGAATCGATTGTATATGTTACTTCTGGTTTAATGGATGCAAAAAATACTTTTGTTATTTCTTATCTACACAAAGCAATCAAACCACTTAATCAGTTACGTATGATTGAAGATGCGGTTGTTATTTACCGTATTTCAAGAGCACCAGAACGCCGTATTTTTTACATTGACGTAGGTAATTTACCAAAAGGTAAAGCAGAACAATATCTACGTGATGTTATGATTAAGTACCGTAACAAAATGGTTTACGATGCATCGACGGGTGAACTGCGTGATGACCGTAAACACATGTCAATGCTTGAAGATTTTTGGTTACCACGCCGTGAAGGTGGTAAAGGTACAGAAATTACTACACTGCCAGCCGGCCAAAATCTTGGTGAGTTGGAAGATGTAAAATATTTTAGAAATAAACTTTTACAATCTCTGAATGTACCAATTTCAAGACTTGAACCACAACAAGGTGGAATGATTGGTCTTGGCCGTACTACTGAAGTCACAAGAGATGAAGTTAAGTTTACAAAGTTTATCATTCGTCTGCGTAATAAGTTCTCTCAAATTTTTGACCAAGCTTTAAAGACACAACTAGTCTTAAAAGGCATTTGTACATCTGAAGAATGGGAAGAATTTAAAGAATCGATTTATTACGACTATAAGAAAGATAATAACTTTACCGAAATGCGAGATGCAGAGCTGCTTACCGCTAGAGTTCAAACACTACAAACAGTTGATCCTTATATTGGTAGATATTTCTCTGCGGCTTGGGTTCGTAAAAATATTCTTCAAATGTCTGATGATGTTATTCAACAAATGGACAAAGAAATTGCTGATGAAGAAAAGAAAGGAACTGGTGGGCCAACGATGCCTGTTCCTGGTTCTGAACCGCCAGCAAACCCAGAAGAATATCCACCAGAAGATAATACAATTGACGACAATTCTACCGAGTCAAAAACACCAGCACTTGATGCTGAGGTAGAAAAATATTCATCATTAATAAATAGGAGATAATAAAATTATGGACACAAGAACATTTATTGATAGTTTAGCTTCTGGTAATTCAGCTGAAGCAAAAGAAGCATTGAGTAACTTAATTTCAGCAAAAGCATTTGATGCTCTAGAAGCACGAAAAATTGAAATTGCTCAAAACTTGTTTAGAGATCAAGACCAAGAAGAAGATCAAGAAGAAGTTCAAGACGAAGAACAAACAGAAGAATGAAATCGTTACTAGAATTTAAATCTCTTGTAGAAGAAGAAAAATCGGACTATTCTAAGTTCGATATTCTAGTTCGTGCTGGTTTGGCAAATAAAGCACAGCTACAAAGAATACACCGTATCTTAGATAAGATGCAAGAAGAACGCCCTCAGTTTAATAACGCTGATAGGATGATTCTACAAAATCTTTTCAATAAGATGGTAGATTTAATTAGTAATAACAAACAAATATTCCAAAAAACAAGACAAGCTATCAGAGAAGAAGCGGAGCTAAATGAGGCACCAGTTGATGGTGATCCACCTCCAGTTCTTATGTTAAAGAGAAAATCTATTCGTTTGTATCCAGATAACACAAGAGTTGCATTATATTACAATGACAAACTGGATAAATATTTTTCAATACCTTACGGACCCAAAGTTGATACTGCTATACAGGCAGAAGAAATTCAGGAGTCTGTAATGGATTCTCTACATGGCATTGTAAACAACAAACAGGCAAACACAGTTAAGTTTGCTGACGGTAAAACTGCCAGAGTGGATCATTTTACAGCTTCTGCTATTGTTCAGGTGCATAAAGCTTTAAATGATGAGAATAAAAAGAAATTTGCAGACATGGTTCATAAATCTAGGGATCATTTTTCCCGTGCTTCAGATTTTGCTTTTAGGCACACTAAATGAGTTTAGTAGATTTAATTATAGATAAAAAGTTTAATGAAGCTAAAAGAGATATTATTGCTTCATTAGAAGAAAAGATTTTAAGACGCTTAGAAGAAGCTAAGCGTTATGTTGCAGCTGAGTTTACTGGCGAAGTTACTGAGGCACGTAATCCAAATATCGTAAGAATGGGTCGTGTTCAAAGAATTCGCCGCCGTGTTCGCCGCAATAAAAAAGGTAAAATTATAGTTCAAAAGAATGTAAAGCGTTCTGCTATAAAAGGTTACAGAATATCGGGCAATACTATCAAAAGAATTCCTGCTTCTGTAAGATTACACAAAGCAAGAATGTTAAAACGATCTTGGAAAACAACTAGAAAGGCTAAACTTCGCCGATCATTGCTAAAGAGAAAAATGTCGATGCGTAGGCGTTCATCAATGGGATTGAAATAATATGTCACACGAAATTGTAAACACACTGAGAGCTAAATCTTTGGTTAGAATTGTTGGTAACACAGCAACTCTAATTACACTAAGCGCTTTAGCTAAAGATTCGAGAGAGACAGTTCAACAGGCAGTTATTGCACAAGCATCTGCTGTTACAGATGGAGTTTGGAGAATTTACAGAGGAAACGATGCAACTGGTGAAAAAATTTTGGAACTTCCTTCTTTTTCAAATTTTGTATTCTATGACCTCGATGCTTCGTTAGCAAATAATTCTACTGCAAATGTCTACGTAACAAATTCAGGCACAGTAGGAACTCTTATTCTGCAATTAGGAAAAGTAGCTACATATAGTCCTGCTTTAGAAGGAATGTAAAATGAAATTAATTACCGAAACCGTTGACAATGTAAAGTATATTACCGAAGCTTCTGAAAACGGTAAAAAGAATCTTTACATCGAGGGTACATTTTTGGTTGGCGATACGGTTAATCGCAACAATCGTATGTACGAAATGAGAACACTTCGTAATGAAGTAAATCGTTACAATGAGGAGTTTATCAAAACAAATCGAGCCTTAGGCGAACTTGGACATCCTGATACACCATCTATTAATCTCGAAAGAGTTTCACATAAGATCGTATCGCTTGTTGAAGATGGAAATACTTTTTATGGTAAAGCTCTTGTTCTTGACACTCCTTATGGACAAATTGTTAAAAACATGATTGATAATGGAGTTAATCTAGGCGTTTCTTCTAGGGCTTTAGGTTCTGTTATGCAGACAAAAGAAGGTTACA